AAAGGAGATCAAGGGTCTAGTTACACACAGAAACAGCTCTGGGGAGACTCTCTTTCAGCTTCTTGACCGTAAAAATGCCGTTACCTTCAGGCGGCGCCCTGCGGGTACTGATGCTCCAGCAACAAATGAAAAGGAATCTAAACTCTAATACCATGATACAATAGGAAGCCCTCAAAACTTGAACGGAAAACATGTTCAGCGACTATCATGAAATGTTCAAGCCAGTATGTGAGTTTGTAAGAACGTCAACCGATATTTTACCTTATGGTGATCATCCCATTCTTTTCACAAACTGTTTTACGGATTCCTACACTTTGCTACATCAAAGCTTGTATGAATCTGAGCTCAGTGAGCAAAAGAAAAAGAAGGCAGAGAAACTCTGTGAATTTGTACATAATGCCTACGAGCAGTTTTTGGAGAAAGCCATTAATCCCGAATGGACCGCAAAGACTGTAGAAGAGAGAGAGGCACACAGTAAAGCCTTGTGTGAGAGACCACAGATTGAACAGAGGACACCCGCGTGGTATGAACAGGCTGCTACTGTCTTGACGGCAAGTGAATTCTCTACCTTGTTCGGCTCAGCGCGTGGTCGAGCGGCTCTTGTTCAGGCGAAAGCGAATCCGCCTCCGCCATCTCCGCCTCGTCCACTTGCGCATCGATCGGAAGACATTGGACCGTTGACATGGGGTGTGCGGTTTGAGCCTGTTGTCAAGCAGATTTTGGTAAAGAAATGGCAGTGTGAAATCAAGGAAATGGGGCGACTCATTCACGCAACGGATTCCTTCTTAGCAGCGAGTCCGGATGGCTTGATTGTAAAATGCCCACACAAGGAGAAGGTATGCCGCCTTGTTGAAATCAAGTGTCCTTACACGAGAAAAGTGGGCGGCGATGTTCCCTTTGACTATTGGGTCCAGATGCAAATTCAAATGGAAGTGGCGGACATTGATGAATGTGAATATGTAGAATGTGAACTTGTCTCAAAGAGACCTGGGCAGCCTGTCGTTGATTTGAGTGGTTGTAAAATGACAGGAAATATGTATTTGTGGGAGAAAGATGGAGCTCTCGCCTATGAATATGATCAGGTTGAACGAGAGGGATGGACACTTGTGGAGACCATACCATGGGGACTTCACAAGTATCATAATAAGGTGGTTCGCCGTGATCGGGCATGGTACGAGTCTACATACATCTGGCGTCAGGCTTTCTGGACTGACGTCAAGCGGACAAAAGAGGGACTCGAGCTCCTTGAGCCGGTTACACCGATGTCACCGAAGGTGAAGGTGAATGTCTGTAAGATTCAGGATGATAGTGATTGACGCACGATTAAAGACTGGAGTTTAATGACTGCGGCTTGTAAAACGTCATCAACAGTTCCTTAAACGGCATTGAGCACGTATCAGGATACGCATGTTTATAATTATTCGTCATCTGCTTGTAATTACCCACCATTTCAACCCGTGATTGAAATGATGTTTCATAGCAGCAGCCCGACTTAATCGCACTGTACTTCGCAGTCGCCTCCGGCAACCAGTCATTCAGCGCATTGTATGCGGCACGCGGCTTATCCAGAGTCGCTGCCGCCAATTGTTCCTGGAATCCCTCAGGAAGACGCAGCGGCATTTTTTTTGCGAATTGCGGCTCTGAACCTAGGAGTTGGGAAGGTACTAAAAAAAGTACCAAAAAAAGTGTAAGAATTATGAGGAGAGGTGCCAACTTCATCTTCTTTGAGTGCCTTTTCTTTTTCTAGCCAGTCGCATACCGGAGAGTCCAATTGCGCGCCTCCTGCTCGTATTGTGCCCTGTTATTCTTGTAAAGCGTCGCAATGTCCGGAACAAGCGGATCATCTGGATTCGGATCGGTCATCAGGCTACCAATGCTCAAGAGCACTTTGCTAATTGTGAGTGCAGGCGACCACTGCCCCTTCAAAATATCAAGGCAGATGAGCCCAGCAGCATTTATATTTGGGTGGTAGATCTTTGTAGTAAACTGTAAGTGCGGCGGCTTGAATGGATAGTCAACGGGAAACTGTATCTTAAGTTTGAAGAATCCTCCACTGTAGGGTGAATCGGCTGGACCATAAATCATCCCTTCCCAGCGATAAAGATCTGATTCTACTTCCGGTCCAGCGCTGCAATTGGATGGCGGGTCCTTCTTAAGATCCATTAGTTCTTTCAGAATACGTTTGGCGGACATGCTATAGTTTATTAATATAAGTTTAAACTGTGCCGTTTGTCAATTTTTCCCCAGCTAAGTAGAATGAACACTCTCCCCATTATTTCAGAGTTCCTTGGTTCCTTTCTGCTTCTTTTGAGTATCCTGGCGACAGGCAATGCGTTCGTCATCGGCGCAACTCTTACAATCATCATCCTGCTGATCGGAGGAGTCAGTGGTGCGCACGTAAATCCGGCTGTGTCCGTCGCCATGTATCTGAAGGGCGGTCTGTCACTCAATGAGCTGCTTGCATATTCAGCCGCTCAGGTAGTAGGTGGAGCATCGGCGCTCTATGCTTACAAATCCTTCGCGTGAAGTATTTTCTATCTTCAGACTTGATGGTTTCTGATGATTTCTATGAGTTGATTTAAGGATATCTTTATAGCAGGATTCACAGTATGCTACTCTAGTAAGCTCAGTACAATTTTCCGTCATACATGAGTAAATAAGAGGAATACGAATTCTGAGCTTCACCCTCTCCATACTACTACTATTCTAAGAATAGCGCATATAGAGCGCGGCTAAAAGGCAAACTAAGAGAGCCGCCGCTGGAGCTGCCACTTCATTTCCTTGTCCGAACCCCTCTCTGCTAATAACAGGCTTCGCACAGTCCTTGCCCCGATGATTCACAATTCTAGAACCATCCGAGCAAAAACTCTTGTTTTTCAATTCATTATTGTAGTCATCCTGTGAAATCCAGGAATCAAGAACCCACTTTGTCTGCTGCGGGCGCCCAGATGAACGATCTATATCACCAGCATCCTTAATCCAGACATCACCCTCTGAAGAAGAGAGAGCCCCCTTGTGATCACCAATCGGCATTGTCACCTGTTTACACCGAGCATAGCCTGTTCCGAGCACAGTATTTACAACAGGCATCGGATTCAGCGCCGCCTGCGCATCTTCCATAATACCAGGTGCAAGACCACGTAAGCCCGGGAGCCCCGCACTCTGTAGAGCCTTCTTTGTTGCCTTTCCCATTGAATCTCCTGTAGGAGTTCCATTTACATATGTCCACATCTCAGCACCATTTGAGCACGTCGCACCCGTCTTTGTAAAATAATTAACACCCATCGGAAAAAGCGGCATTCCCTGTGTCAGTGAATTACTTGACTCTCCAAATCCAATCATATCAGAATAGTATGCTGCTCCTCTAACGGCATTAATGACAGAATCTAATGAATCTCCCCTGTGAACTCCAATATTTCCAGGTACAGGCAGTTCTCCACTGTAGTCATAGGATGGTCCCATAAGATCAACATCCGCCCCTACTGATGAGCTCGGTAGAACAGATGTCCTTGTTTCATTTCCTAATTTTGTGGGATCTGTCGCCATTCTATTAAACCTAAAGTTATTTCTACAAAATCAATCAATGGTAAACCTGACTGTAGCAATTCCTACATGGCGCAGATGGTCATTTCTTGAAAAGGCGATCGGTCCCTATCTAGAAAATGATCTTATTCAAAAGGTCATTATCTGCGACGAGACAGGTGAAGATGTTGCCGCCATTAAGGCGAGCCGTTTTTCTACCAATAAAAAGCTGGTGCTCCATGTAAATGAGAAGCAACTTGGTATGTACCATAATAAACGTAAGTGCTTAGAAGTCGCCGCCGCCAATGGCGCCGAGTGGGTCGCCGTCCTCGACTCCGATAATCTTTTTTCTGAAGATTTCTTTGAAACTCTCTGTGCCGCCATTCAAAAAGAGAATAACCCAAAAATAGTCTTTGTCGCCTCTGATATTATTCATTTACATAAGAAGACGGGCACATCAACAACTCACACAAAACATTTTACTGGAAAAAGGATCACAAAGGAAAACTGGAACCAAATTCTACAAATGCCTAGATGGAACTTTCTTTTGAATGACGGAAATTGGACCGCACACAAGGATGTTCTTTCTTGTTTTGATCCCGATGCGGATGAACAACAAATACGCGCTACAGATTCTCTTCTTCTCGCAAAGGAAATGGTTATAGGAGACTATATATATTATATTGTTCCAGGGCTTAAATATATTCACACTGTCCATGACGACAGCGAGTGGATCAAAACGGAGCAGATTTCACTTAGACTTTTGCGAACAACAAATTGGCACGTAGAAAATTGAAAGAAAGAATCCACGGATTCAAGAGTAAAATGAGCGCACTATTTGCTGCTCTCGGACCCCTGGCTGAACGGAAGACGTACACAGACAAAGAACTGGAGTGGTTTTCCGCATCCAAAGAAAAGGAGGAGCCAATTCTAAAAGAGCAAATAACATGTCCTGTATGCGAATCTACACAAGAAGACTGGTATGTAGAGGACTCTTCTGTTTGTAAGAAATGCGGCGAAGTACTGGAAACGGAAATTGATCAAAGTGCAGAATACAGGTTCTTTTCGGCTGAAGATCGTAGCGGAAACGATCCTTGTCGTGTTGGCGCACCCACTGATGTCCGTTTCCCCTCATCTAATCTCGGTACAATTATACTACTTAAATCACAAGGAGGGAATGCTTCAAATGCTCGTGCAATGAATCGTATACGCAGGTATCATACCTGGAATATGATTCCGTATAAGGAGCGCTCTCTTCTTCAAGTCTTCGAGCAATTTGCTCTCGCATCTGTAAATAATGGCATCAATGGAAAGGCGATTGACACAGCCAAGCAACTCTATATTCAACTCGTTGAACACTGTGATAGGCGCGGTATGTCTAGAAATTGCGTCGTCGCCAGCTCCGTCTATGCCGCCCTCAAAATTGTTGGTGAGCCGAGAAAACCGAAAGAGATCGCCGATATGTTTCACTTGACGACGGCGCAATTTACAAAGGCATATAAGTATTTCCAGGAGGTTCTCGCAATGGCGAAGCAGCGTGGCTTAATCTCAGATGAACTTGCTCCGGCATCTGCGCCGAGCACAAAGGCGTCAAATTACATCACACACCCGCTAAGCAAACTCCCAATTTCGCGCTCACAGTATTTGGATATTCAGGCACAGGCTATGCTAGTTGCGAATAGAGCTGAGGAGCTTTTGGTAAGTCCTGAGAATATGCCACCCTCACTTGCCGCGGGGACAATTGCCTTTGTTCTCCAGCGAACGGGTTATCAGGACATTCCACTTGAGCGCATTGCGTCGGTTTGTAATGTGAGTGAAGGTACTTTACAAAAGTGTCTGAAACGGCTAGAACTGGCAAAAGATTCTTTGTGGACTCCTAAGTAGAGAATGGGAGTATTTGCTTCCAAACCAAAAACAATACCTTCACGTGAAGAGATGTTAAAGGCGACGGGCGATGGAAAGTATTTCATTGAACACGCATTTTTTTACATGGCGGGTCAAATGAATATGAAAGACATGCTCATTATGGCGCAACCAGGCAAGTGTAGTGAAATGATTTTTTTGACTGCGAAAGCGCTTCAGACGTCGTTCAAAAAATACAAGATTAATCCTGTAAGAGGAGACGATGGGTTCGTTTATTTTCAGAAATTAGACGATATTAAGGGAAGATGTAAGGGAGAAATAAAAGACGATTCCACTACGTATTTAGTCTGCGTAACGATTGCGATGTTTTACATTCGTATTTTTCAGATCTATGGGGCTCTTTCTCTGACCATTTTGGATGTGGATCCGCTGTATTACCAGCAGCTCGGTGGCGCTTTTCTCCAAGGAGGAGGCGCAATACAAGAAGGTGGTAGGCTCCGCGCCGATGACCTGCTCCCCGTATCCTTTGAAATTCTTCGCAGATATCTCTCACCAACAGTTGCCGACGAATATTACAAGTTTGATGGAACTTCCTATGCCATCTATTTTCACAAAAATGTAGATGCGTTTAATGATGTTGCGAAAGTTACAATGGAATTTCCCAGAAAGGCAGGACAAAGAAAGAATCCCAGAGTTGAATTTAGCCTACGAATTGTAGAACGTGAGAAAACATATGTCTTCTTTTTCTCTAAATTCAAGGGTCTCAGAACTACTCCTGATGAACATTCAATCACACTCTCCAAGGGCTCAGGTATAGAGAGCGAATACAAATGGCACGATTTAACTGTTCCAAAGGCGATTGAGAAGAAGATGATTGACATCATAAAAGCATCAGGAGGGTTAGCAACAGAAGAGTCTGAACTTGAAGAGAGGGGTGAAGACAAATTATCTACAGATGAAAAGAGACGTGTTCTATTGTTGGGCGAAAGGAAGGTCTCTCCATCACTCCAGACAGCCGATCTCTGGTCCATGTTCACGGACAGAAAGTACACGAAGTCACATTGCGTTGCGAGAGCCATACAGCTCGTATCAAGTCAAGCTCTAGAAAAGAGCGTCCCTCCTGCCATATATAGCAGCATCTGTAAAGAGAAATTCATGTCAAGTTCAGGTACACTCCCTGGACTCGGGCAGCCGATTACCAAGGAAAAGGGTCTCTTTGTTCTCCACCAGCTCTTCTATGATAAATTACAGCAGATTACACCGATTGTTTCTGTTGAAACGCAGCCGAAATATCAAGCGCTGAATAAACTGATGGCACATGTGTTCTTGAATCCTGTAGGTACAAAGATGGATTCAATTACAGATCGCTCCTCCAAAGACTACTGCGACCCAAAGGAACGGAAGGGGAAACTTGTACTTGTACAGGATAAGGCTACAATTGGCAAGTTGAGAGAGCAGGTGCGCGAGATGCTTCTCTTACAGATAAGTCACACCGCGGAAGTTGTAAAACTCTTGAAACAGCTCTTTGTTCTTGAAAAGGGAATGCCTGTAACCTTACACCCGAATATCGTTAAGGGTGGTCTCCCTACAGTCAACGCCATTGCAGATAAGGCGCGTGATCTGCTCTTCAATTATTACAAGACATGCGAAGCGAGATACCAGGTGGGTGTTCTCGCCATTGCGGCGGCGCCTGGCACGGCATTTGTGTAAATTATAATTTTATGAATGCATCTGTGTTCATTAAGTTTGTACTGACTAATTCGCCAGGCAAAGGGGCAACTTGAATATTGGAATCTAGATCTTTAGATTTCATTGTTCCCTTGATCACGAAATACTCATTCTTTTTCACTGCGCGTGTCTTCTTTCGCAACCAATTTGGAAACACTTGTATATCTTTCCCTTTATTTGTAATTAATTCGGCATCACCTGATGCTGTAAATGAATATTTTACATCAAAATCTCTGGCGCTTTTAGGCCAAGTACCCAATGCTGCCCTTTCATAGACCACAATCGGTTTGTTAATATTGTCCTTGAGGATCTTGGCGGTCAGTGGGGCATAGCCGAATAGATGCGTTGAATGAAATGGAACCCAACGTTTAACACCTTTATCTGTTTTTTTAACGACCCATCGTTGCGAATCTCCACTCGGAGAATTTTTTCCAAATTCAATTGTTCCTTCGGGATGTAGTGTCGCTGAACTACTTGGTGATTTTCTCCCATTTTTACGGGTTTTTGTTGATGGCATACTATTATGTTTTACATAAAATAAAACGCAATAGTATTTATACACTTTATTTAGGCGAAGCGCTTCTTGTCTGCTTCAGACATAGCACGCCACCGCTTGCCGAGTTCCTTGCCGACATCACCAAACGCCATCTTCGGGTTCGCGCCCATTACATTCTTCCGCTCGGACTGAACAAACTTCATGTACCCGGAGAGTTTGCGCGCCTTGCGGGTCTTCTTCGCCTTGCGTCCAGAAGGCTTGTCCTCACCTTCACCCTCACCCTCCTCGTCTCCCCCCTGATTTTTGCGAGTCTTCTTCGCCTTACGCGCCTTACCAGGACGACCCTTGAATTTTGCCTTCTCGGCATCGCTGAGTTTGCGCCACCGCTCACCCACCATCTTGCCGACCTTGCCAATGTCGCTCTTCAGGCTCGGGTTTTCCGCAACGATTTTCTTTCTCTCATCCATTGAAAATGCAATAAACGGGTTCATCATTCTATTGAAGATACAGTTAAAAAGTGAGAGCGGGCTGAACATCCAAGAATCGCATCGGCTGCGCATTAAAGATATAATATGTAAATCGCGCATCGGTCTTCCACTGATCTTCTGCGTGTGGAATGGCAGAATCCATCAAGACAACATCATATTTACACGCATCAACAATAGTCTCAAGCGCAATAGCCGACCGTTTTCCAGAGATCCATGCCACTTCTCCAATCGAGTTGCCACTTGGGACACTTGTATGAAATGTATCTGTAATTCCTACATAGGTTCCATCGCATTCATAGATATCAGTATGTTTCACATTAAAGATAGTATTCCAGCATGAGGCACCAAGAGGCAAATGTCCAGATTCAATCTTATGTACACGACGATTTGCTAGATGCTCAACGGACCGCCAGCAATAGGTCGATGTCCAGAGATGAGGAAGTCCAACAAGAGGATATCCTTCTTTCTGAAAAAGATGAACGAGCCGCCCCACTTTGCTCGTTTCATAAAAGAGAGCAGTCAAGAGACGTGAACCGACCCCTTTTTTTCTCTCAGATGTAGCTACACAGAAGAAATCAACGAGCCCAGCCTCTTCTCTCATAATTTTATTACCAAACCCGAGAGTTCCAAGCGGGCGTGAAAAGACAACTCCTGTGCCATGGATCATCACACCGATCCACCCCTCCTTCAGAAAGTCCTGGAGCTGCTCAGCCGTAAGAGATACACGTGAACCAGGATACGTTTGATAATGCGTCTTGAGAAGAAGACTTACTTCTTCACAGTGTTCAGCCGTTACAAGATCATAGGGAAAATTCGGCGTCTGAGGAGTCTCCTTCTGAAGAACATATGGATTGCCGTCAATTGCTACTAAAGTTTCAAAAAAATGTGACCAGTGCGGTCCTGGCGATTGCTTCCAGAAGGACATAATTCTAAATTTGATTCGCACGAAGTCCTAAAGTTCCTCAAGCATGGAGTCTTCAAAGAAGGTACAGCGCTGTGAACACGAGGGATGTAAGAAGAAGCTCGGTCTTCTTGGTTTCCTCTGTAAATGCGAGAAGAACTTTTGCTCAGTTCACAGAGCATCAGATGTACATAAGTGTACATTTGATTTTCGTGAACAGCAAAAGAAAGATCTTCTCAAGTATATGAGTACAGCAATCCGCGCAGAGAAGATTGAGGCTATTTAGCCCAAAAAAACTGAAAAATGTAAAAATTGAGCCTGCCGCCGCGCAAAGCAGCAGGTAGAACAATATGACCCAGTCCCCTGTACCGATCACGCTTCGCCTTCTGCGCAAGAACTGTAAGAGCAAGTCGGAGGATGATGTAATTACCATCTTCCGCGAGTCTGAGGATTACAATAACAACTTTGATAACTATCGCCTGCGCTACCAGGATGGCGCAGGCGAGAACCATGTGCGCCACGAGACCTATCTGACAGGTGTTGAACTGGATTCCTACCTCAGCTCACTCTTCTCGCTCCTCAGTGAGGACACGGAGCCGTTTGATAGTATTCAGGTTCTCGCCCCTGGTTTCCCCAGCGTACTCTTTCATGCTAGCCGCGTCTATGCGGTGAAGGATCACCTACTGACTCTCCTTCCTCTCCTCACGAATGTTCAGCGCGTCTAATGAGATAAATACATAGCAACAAGCGTCGGTGACCACTTCCCCATAAGCTTCGTCTCCTTCGGATCAAACCACGTAATGTCATCTTTTTCTCTGCGATCCGATTTGAAACGTGCGAACGCATCTGGATGCTCTTTAATCCAGGCAAATTCATCAAACGATTTTTGTAGTTCTACAGGCGGCACGAATCCTCTGAATACATGGTATTGGAAAAACGTATTTTCAGGATAATCTGGCTCCCTGCTTTGTAGTACTAGACCCGTATGCTGAAGTGACAAAATTTTTGATACTTTTGCCTCTTCATCCACTTCCCGCCGACAATTCTCCTCCAAGAGTTTCATGATGGCTGCGCGGCTCTTACCCACGTCCTTTCCTTCCATCTGTCCCTTCGGTGGCTCCCACGATTTATTTTCATTCTCGCCACCTGTCCTCTTTACAACGAGAAAACGACTCTTATCAAAACGTGTACCAGCCGCGTGTAAAAACCCCGCACTGCGCAAATAGACTCTCCATCCCTCTGTGGGATGTTCTACATAAAAGTATCGTTTATGAGGAGCATGTTCCAACTTCGCAGCCCCTCGGATGAGTCCAGGCTGGAATACATTGAGGATATCTCCAGTTGACTTATGCATGAAGAAATCTCTTCTATCTAGAGCATGTTTTTTTAGATTGTGTGTTATTACGGATGGGTAAACATCAAAAGGTAGGCGTATTCAAAGCCAATCGGCGTCAGATCTATATTATTGTCATATTTCCATCCCGCGACTTGTGCCGTCTTCACAATCTCCTTGATATCGGGCATCAAAAGGCGATGGCGCTGTCGCCGAACTTTGCCATCCTTGAAACGGAATGTTTCTCTGAATTCAGCTGAGGGATCCTCCAGATCAAAATGCGCGTCGTATTCGAACTTATTAAACGTCACCTTGCTCTTTGTCACGCGTTCCTTGGAATATTTCTGTAGAGAAAATGCCATCCAGGGTGCAGCAGATTCAAGCATGGGGTCAAACTTGTGCTTATTGACAACTTCAATGGCGAGTTTTCCACCAGGTTTTACCCAGAGGTATAGGTTTCTGAATGCCGCCTCCATGTCCTTCAAGTAGTAGACTGTGAAATAGAACATGGTTGCGTGCGTAATCTCGGCACCACCGAGGGCACTGGGATTCAAAATATCGGCTTCTAGCAAGTTAATGCGCTTTTTTTGTTCATCGGTGATCATCGCTGAAGGTATTGTAACTGTACGTGCTCTCTCAATCATCGCCTTTGATTTATCCAGACCAACTACATGACCCGCGTTCATTTTAGCAAATGCGGCGGCGGCGATACCCGTACCACAACCAACATCGAGAATTGACATCTTTTCAATGGAATTTCCACCGGCTGTCCAGACATGAAGAAGAAGACCAATTTCAGCCTGTGTTCTCACGGAACTCTGTACAAGCTGATCATAGACAGAGGCATAAAAAGAATCGTAGAGTTCATCGTTGTCCAAATAAGTCTCATTCCCGGACTCTTTCGCAATAACAAGTTTGTCGTCAAATCCCTCTACCGTAAGTGTTGTGTATCTTTTTTCCATCAAATCGTATGTCACCAATGAAATGTAGTGGAGACATGCGAGAAATAATATGATAAATATGAACCACGAGAACTTCAGTTCCATCTCTATCTTAAGCTGTTTTTTCTCGTGGTTTTCTTGCCGCTACCTCGCAATCGTCTGCACGTCTTCGCTCGCACTTTCTTGCTACAGCCACTCTTATGCATAGACAAATCTCTACACAAACTGCTGTATGTCGTCTTGTTCAAGAGTTCCAGATCCTTCTCAAAGACACAGCGGAGTCGCCACAACAGCCTCACCATCTCGTTGCTTGTCCTTTTACCTTTGAGACTATGTTTCATCCATGACTTACGCCACTCTTGAAAGGGTAAGGCATCAGGCAGAAACTTCCAGAATCGTACCCAGTAGACGTAACGCTTCTCCGGTTCCAAGAGATTCCATTCATTCTTCTCCAGATCCGTTTTCAGAGTTTCCAGCGGCGGCGCATCTTGGATGGGTGTACTCTTCTCTCCAGAAAGCGGATGACATTTCGCAATGGAAAAGAGAAATTCCCAGCCAGGAAAATCGGTGCGCGTACAGCCACTTTCAAACATCTGCTGGTAGATCTTCTGGACTTTTGAAAACGGTGGATTGGGTGGTATTCCTTGTCCCTGTTTTCTCAACTTTCCATTTACTTTATTGTGAATTTCATACATCCAACGATCTAGCCGATCTATACCGGATAATGGAAGTTCTTTGTAATACTTGCTCAGACTCGCACGACAGAATTTACATGGGAGTACAAACGGCAGCGTTTCAAGAAATTCTTGTACTGCACTCGGATAGCGAGAAGCGGCTATTAAATGTAGTAGTTTCCATCCGGATGGACCCCAATATCGTGTATCCATCGTCCTTCTTACTTTTTGTTAAGATTAATAGTTCTTAACAAAAGAGTATTACATAGTACATTTAGTCCTTTCCGAAACCACCAAAGGATAAGGGCGCGAGGAACGGACGCACATTCTGGTTCGTCGGCTCCTCCGCGACGCACTTCACCTTCGTCGCAGGCGGCGGGCAGACAGGACGCGGGCACGGCGCCGGGGGCGGGCATTTAGGAGCAGGAGGGCACATTACATCGGGGCAACGAGGGCGCGGGCACGGCGGACACTCACCACACTCCTTCTTACACGAGCTGTTATCAATGATCATCGGCTGCGGCTTCGGGATGCTGCTCTTAAGTACATACTTACTGAGGTCGGCTGACGGCGGACACTCTGTCTTTAACATGTACTGGCTCATATCGGGGCACTGTATCTGTGCGGGGATTGTGCTCTTAAGAACATACTTGCTCAGGTCGGGTTCTCTACACGGTGGGCAGGTGGGACGAGAATTCGCGCCGCACGGGCAAGGGCACGTCTTTTTACAAGTAGAGCAACGGGGCATGTGACCACTGCCATCAAATCCCTCTTTTGTGGCGCTTCCTGACCAGTATCCTATAAGAAAGATAATGGCAGCAACAACTATTAATGTAAATACATTTGCGCGCATAGCACTTCTCTATTATAGGAATCTAATTATGACCGCCACCCAGCCCATTCCACGGGAGGGCAACCGCAATAATCTGGGAGACCAGGGTCATAACTCGCCTGGAGTCGGGTACATACCATTCGTGCGTTTCCACGCCAAGAATAATCGCTTCCAACCGAAGAGGCTGATTCCAGACAGCCAAAGTCACCAGGGTTCAATCCTCTGCTTCGTATCGCCTCGCAGATCTTGGCTGACTTCTCCTTCCAGTCATATCCAGAAGTCCGGGAAGAAGGATTTGTGGTGGCTTCAAATTCACCGCGGGCGAAGTTTGTGGGGGATGAGAAGTCATTTGTCTTATTGCCAGAACCAGTGACATCCGTAGAACCTACCGCATTGGTAATAGACTCAAATGCACCATCGAGTCCCGTACCCGAAACATTTGTACCCGCCAAAGAAGAGCCGCCTTTCGCTGCTTCATTCGGAGATGTGTATTTCAAGCCGACGCTCCATGAAAGACCCTTGACAACCGTGTCCGCATACTTATTAAAGAGGTACTGTGTAATCTTCGCGCCTGATATATCACCCGCCTGATACGCAGGAAACAAGTTCGCAAGTGTCAGGGGCAGGTTATTTTCATTTACAAAATTATTAACAGGGCTTGATACATCACCCGACTTGCTAAGAAAATCCTTCAGGTCACTCTTCATCACAGGGATCTGATCGGGTGTTCTGGCGCCACTGTTTACATCATTAATGATACCCTGAACTTTCTGAGACATTTTCGTTAGAACATTGACACGAGCGTTTAGAACAGGGTCTGTTGTCCCGCTAGCTGACATGCGAAGAATCTCAGCCTTGATTTTGGAGAGCGCATCCTTCATATCTTGGAGCGTAGCACGTCCAGTAGGAGCATTCTCAAACCCTTCAATCTCGCCGATGTCAGAATTTACAGAGAGACGATACTTCTTTTGTAAATATCCAAGATTTGCCCGTATCTGATTTGCGCTATCAATGGTCATGTCAGCATCAATACCAGGGTTTCTCTTAAGAACATCAACCTCATCACTTACACGCTGGTAGTCACTGCGGAGTGTTGTGAGGGGAAGCTGGATAGCAGGATCTGAGTTTTCCTGGAGACCCTTCGCCTCATAATTAATGAAACCAGACAGAGATTCCTTCAGTTCAGCCAGGTTCTTGTAGTTTGTTTTCTCCTCAGCAGGATCTCTGTAAGGGAGACTGTTGACTTTCGCAATGTCACCAAATGGTGGTCCATATACTTTCTCAGCAGGCTCCATATATGGATCCGGAGATGAGGCGTCTACAGACTTAGCCTCAGGTACATTATTTGGAATGACAATCTCTGTTTTGAATCCTTCTACCTTGTAGTTGTAGGCTACAACTAAAAGGACGATTACAGCTAGTAGGAATATGTATCCCTTCATCTACCGTTATGAGGGTAATTTATTGCGGTAGAGTACATCCATAGCAAGGGATTGAATCTTTACGTATGTAGTCATTTGTGTTGAAAGGCGCACCACTGCTCGCCATGTTATCATAACCACTACAAGAGTCATTGCCGCAAGAACCGCCGCCCGAAGGGCAACCGCCGCCCGAAGGGCAACCGCCCGAAGAGCAAGAACCAGATCCAGCATCGCACGCACCAGGGATCGGCAGAGGAGGCTGCGTTGTAGCACGATCAACGATCAGCTGGCTCATGTTGCCGGTTGCGTTCGTAGAACCCGATGATCCAGTAGGTCCTGTCCATGAGCCTGAGCCGGTCCATGTACCTGAGGTCGGAGCTTCAGTAGGCTTCTCAGCGGGTTTATCAAACGGTTTATCATTCATTTTGTTTAGATCATTACGAAGATCATCATACGTCTTGCCACTACTCGGCGACGCACCAAATCCACCATTGAAGCGCATCGCGTTGAAAAGATCACTGAGTGACAAGGTTACCATATTCCCTGACGCATCAACCACATTCCCTGACGCATCAACCACATTCCCTGACGCGTCCTGGTAACTCTCATTCATGTAGTAGATTTGAATTAAAACGACTACAAGTAAAATGCCAATTGCCGTATATGTAAAGGCAGCCTTCATCTTCTTTTTGACGAGTTAAAAAATTGACCTCCAGTTGCTTTTTACATGATCATTAAAATGTTAAAAGTAAGATATCAAAATGATCGGGCAATTGAAATGGGTATTGATGAGGCGGGGCGTGGCTGTCTTTGGGGTCCTATCTATGCCGCTGCCGTAATCTGGGCACCTGAAGATGAATGGACCGATGAGCATCGTGAAATCGCACCACAGATTAAAGATAGCAAAAAACTATCTGAAAAAAAGAGAGATCATCTCGCAACTGCCATTCAATCCCTGGCAATTGATTATGGAGTCGGCTCCGTATCAGCCCAGGAAATAGATGAAAATGGAATGTCCTACGCAAATCGCCAGGCATTTAAGAGAGCCATTGATGCCGCAAGCATCGTACCTGATCGTGTACTTGTTGACGGTATTCTGGCAATAGAGGAAAACTGGCTCAAAGAAAAGGAGATCACGGAATCAGTGATGGTTGTAGATGGTGACGCAACCTATTTACCAATCGCTGCCGCCTCCATTTTAGCAAAAACAGCCCACGATCAATGGGTAAAAGACTATCTTTCAACGCATACCGATCTTGAAGATAAATACAATCTGCTATCATGTAAAGGATATGGAACTGAAAAACACCGCACAGGAATTCTGAAGCATGGTGCTGAACAGGAACATAGACGACTCTTTCTGCGAAAACTATTAAATCAGACCTGTATGATACAGGATGATTAAAGAGTTTTAAAAAACATGTTTACATGTTGCGGCGATTGCGTCTTGAGCCACGACGATTTCTGCGGCTGCCCTTGCGATTACGACCACCCATCATGGGGTCACGACGGTTCTTGCGGCTACCCATCATGGGGTCACGACGGTTCTTGCGGCTACCCATCATGGGGTCACGACGGTTCTTGCGGTTGCGACGAGTCAGAGGCATTTTATATATTCGGTCGTTAGATTTTCTACGCGCCATCTGATGAAAGAGAACAGCCAAATCCTCAGCCCTCTCCTTACGACCGGAGATAAAGTGTCCTTCGCCCTCGCGAATTGCGAGAAGTTTTTGCTTGTCACCTTCACCTTGAAGATTTCTTAGCTTCGTGATCCATTTTACCGATTCATAGGCAAAAACCTCCTTGTCATTCAAACCAGTTCTACAGAGTACAAAGACCGCAGGAGCACCGCCCTCGGGAATTATATCCATCGGGCTTAGCCGTAGTAATGCCGCAGCATCTTTTTTCCTGTGAACAGGATCGCCGAATTCTTCATATTCAAGTTGTGTAAGTGGCAGCTTCGGATTACTCGCTGTTCTTAGAACATCTAAATAAGGTACTTCCGTGTACAAAGAACCGAAGAGTTTTCCATCGGGATTTCGTGAAAGTGTTGCGCCGACAAGATAGCCACCTGCTGAACGCCCATAGATTGCTACATTCTCTGCATTTATACCAATGCGCCGCCGAGAAGCAGCAATGACTGCCTCGAAGTCTTCCACGGATTTCACCTTCTGGTCACGTCGCGCCGCCTCAGCCCAGGCATCATCGTGATCACCACTCCCACGCACAAGCGCAAAACAGACAGAAATGCCACGGCGCAAAAGCGGTAACCAACGATCTGTATTTAGACTCGTTGGAATACCATATGCGCCATAGCCGACAACAAGAAGACCTCTAGTTGTAGAACGACTCCGCACAAGGACATAAGGAATCTGTGTACCATCCTTGCTCTTTGTAAAATACAGAGTACCATTGGACTCGATCACCTGTAGCGGACTGCTTACGCCAGCCCAATCCAAGAACAGATTCGGTTTGACTTCGCCGACAACTGTTCTCTTTTTGCCGGAAGAATGAATTGTCTTTTTTCCATAGGCACGTGTTACAAGAATATCATGGCGCAATGAATAATACTCAGGTGTACCATCCTGTATTTTCGGAAGACGAGAGCCGATCGGTTCAAACCTAGTAGAACCAGATCGCCGAGCAAAAAACTGATGTTCTTTACCATAGAGTCCAACGGGGACGAAACTTTCGTAGCCAGTCACTTCCTCTAGCCCATTGTCACTTATGTGCCAGAGCCGTTGCCTTCCAGCATTATTACCAAGAAGACATAAGCACTTATTTTGCGCCTTCACAAGAGCCAAATTCCACTTCGGATCTTTCATTTCAAACAGAACACGCCGATCTTTACCTGTTGCCGCATCAAGTGAGATCAGCCGGTAATACCATAAGTCATTCTTTGATTCAATACAATATACTCTGTTATCAAGAATAGCTACAAACGGTCCAACAGGCTTATCGTATGACCAGCCATGATCATGTTTTAACATGTAGACTTCCGCCCCTTCACCCTCGTCTTCTACATACCAAATACCGTCCGCATTCGCATCCAGATCAGCACAACCGTGTTCTGGACCATTATCACGATGCCATTCATAATGTAATGTATTTGTTTGGCGAACTTTGTACTTGTAATACATGAACGCATGTTTTTTCTCTTTTTCAGCTCTCTCCATGAGCTCTTTCTCAATTGTTTTTACCAACGGGGCAACCTCTGAGATAGCCGCGGCAGTCAGAGCCTGTTCTTTTTTTACCAGTTCAGTCCATTTCGCGCCTTTCATTAACTCCATCCATTTATAAGAATCTGACATGCCTAAACGGCAACCCTATTCTATATGGAGATGCCTTCTCGGAGAACAATCGATGTTGTACTTTTATACAATAAGTCAAATACGTTTGGTCTCACAAAGGATGTTGAGCAGTTCAAGACGGTAATTGCTGCGGCAGGTATGGGATACAATGTTATAGTCAGAGATCCGCTTGAGCCGCCTGTCCGTTGCGAAATTGCCATTCACATTGAGGTTCCTGTTGGAACGATGATGCCGTGGGCTTCTGTAAATTGTCTTCTTGTCAACCCGGAATGGTATTCAGAGGAATGGGATTGCTACAGTGACCGAATTGATCACTATTTTGTGCGCGACACTGACTCACAGAAGAGGCTCCAGGCGCGCTTTCCGACGAAGTCTGTGACTTGTCTGCCTTGGTCTTTGCCTGCCGACGCACCCCAAATTACTGCGCACCCTGAATCACTGAGGCACAGCGATGGTTTTGCCTGGTTTGTAGGGGGCAGCAAGAATAAGCGCCGCGCGGTCCAGTGGCTTGCGCCGCACTGGAAGGCGAGCTATCCTCCTCTCTTTGTTTTCTCTGTTGATCCGATTGATCTGTCGTGTGCTCCCAATGTCACATTCAGGAGTGGCAACGTTACAGATGACAACAAGAAGAAACTGACTGCCTATTTTCCGGCACAGGTCTGTGTGAGTGAGGCAGAGGCATTCAGTTATGCCACGGCTGAGGCGGAGGCGGCAGGTGCCTTTCTTCTTCTCAATTCGCTGCCGGTCTACAAGGAAAGATATACGGACACTTCCTTTGTTTCTTGGATTGAGACTCCGACAAACCTAGATGGCTTGGCTACCCGGTCCGTTTTCCAGGAAACTCAAGATCTGGAAAAGCAATTGGATGCGGCTGTCCAGGAATTCCTTTCCACCGATTTGGAACTTTGTAGAAAATTCCAAAAGGAAATGGCTGTGAGGCAGCGGGCGAACGCCTTAAAACTTTGGCAAAGTCTTGGAGTTTGGAAGGCGATTGATGAGAAGGCTGAAAATACGCCGTTCGCGCAACTGCCTCCCGTTCTTCTGCCGGAAGATTGTCCGCCCATTAGCGTAGTGACTTTGTTGTACAATCGTCGCCGCTTCTTTGATCTCGCCTGCCACAACATCATGCTCAGTGACTACCCAAAAGATAAGATTGAGTGGATCGTTGTAGAGGACAGCGATGATCCGAATGAGGACGCAAGTGATCGTGTTGTTCAGGTCGGCATGCAGTCGGCGCCCCTCCAACTCATTTATTGTCCAATTGGAAACAAGACGCCCATTGCTGAGAAGAGGAATATGGGTGTTGCGCGGGCATCCAATACTATTATTCTCTTCATGGACGACGATGACCATTACCCCGAGACGTCGTTTAGGAGACGTGTTGCGTGGCTGACGAAGCATCCTTGGCAACCGCGCGCAGTCGCATGTACAACCATTGCCTGCTATGATCTGATCCGCGGTGTGAGCGCCGTCAATACGCCGCCGTTTGCCCTGGGTTTCTCAAAGCGCATTTCGGAAGCGACACTGGCATTTTACAAGGAGTTCTGGACAGAGCGCAATTTTAACGCGGCGGATTCAGTGGGCGAAGGTGAATTCTTTTTACAGGGACGTGAGTCACAGTGCCTGGAGTTGCCGCCGCAACAGATGATTGTGGCGTTTAGCCATCGGAAAAATACAAGCGGGCGCCGCATTCCATCGGAAGATGCGAAGCCTGGTTGTTTTTGGGCGTTTCCCAGGGAGTATTTACAGTATATTCACGGACTCGCTGGAGTCACCGTGGAGGAGGCTGAGTAATTTACTGCCCGCAGGGAGGCTGTCCCTTGCCGCCGCACGGGTTGGCGAAGCCAGACTTGTTCTGGAACGGCGCCTTAACGCCAGGCAGACCCAAGCTAGGCATCGCGTTGCCACTGGCATCAACGAAGCCCTCGAACATGCGGTACTGGCGCAGGACCATGAAGAGGACGGCAAAGAGGACGGCGTGGACGGCGAGGACAACCATCGGCTTGCCCTTCGGCGGCAGGGTGACCAGAACACCGGGAGACAAAACTACGAATAAGAGAGTGGGAAGGAACCAAGGACCAAACATTTGTTTCTACTTGGTATTCTTTTTATTTTTACGAGTGCGACCTTTTTTGCCGCCGACCATTGTTCCTGTCGCTTTTGCTGTATCTCCTAAGAAAGACGCGGCACTTTCCACTTGTTTCTGTACATCTGTTACAGCTGCTTGCGCCTGGTCGGCTGTTTCTTGAACTTTTGCTGCGGCTGCTTGCGCTTGCCCAACGGCTGCTTGCGCTTGCCCAACGGCTGCTTGCGCTTGGTCCGCTGGACCACCAGGTATGATCCCCACATCAGGATCTGCCGCATCACCAACCGTATCAGCAATTGATCCCTTAGGAACACCACTACACATTTTCTCTTTCGTTTCCGGAATAGTAGGTATATTAAATAATTCAAGGGCAAGGCGCAACGGAGGAATGAGAAGAAGCGGCTCAATAATTTTCTGAAATTCATCTGAGCAAAAAATAGCCGGAACACGCGCTATCGTTTGAAGACGTTGTATGTCATCCAACGATGGAACCATACCTTCGGGTACACGCTTAAAGCTCACAGTTATACCTGCTGTCTTTGAAACATCTCCAACTTTTGCCTCAAGCTCTTCAATCTGTTTATTGAAATTTTCTACCTGTTCAGCTGCCTTATCTAGCGCAGTCTGAATGATTTTCTGCATAGATCCAGGAGCAAATGTACCGAATGCCCAGAGAATAAACCCAGCCACGAAAGACTTTGTACTCTTGAAGAGCGCATCTGTGAGATCTGTACGAAGATCGGGTGCTATGAGTAACCACGCATCACGTATGATTTTGCCAATAATACCAATGTACATCGCATTCATGCTATACGCACCAAACAGACTGAGAACAGCATGTTTCCATTCGCCGCGCACCAAATCAAGAATGGCAATGCCAAAGGATAAGAGTACACGAAAGCTTGGTAGATCAAGAACAGGTGTAGAGACCATAATGCGCAAAAGTTCTAAGACCGTATTGATAAGAGGAAACTTCAACTTAGCGGGTATTAGATAAGGAATTGGCGGCACAAAGGGAATGGCACCAACCTGATCTGTCTCATTAAATGTCTTAATGACTCCAAGATTATTTACAATATCACGCCACTGTGTATCGTAAGAATCTAATTTTGAGAGAAGACCATAATACATTTTATCAATACTGACGTCTTCGGGATTTATCCCCATTTGCGGCATTTGCGGCACAGTGGGCAAAGCCCCAGAACCGCCAGTCTGTCCTTCATGTAAAACGGACTCCAAAAAAGGACGTGCCTTTTCTGCGCCCGCCTCAATCAGATCAGACTCTGATTCAGTAAAAAGTTGGTTTCCATCATTATCTACAAGAGTCTGTGACCAACCTCTTTCGCCGCCATTCTGTTTCCATGCGAGTGCCATGGAAGACATTCCCTCTAACGCTGAATAGATGCGGTCGGGAATTTTATTGGCTTCGCCCTTAAGTACATTCTCAGTTTCTCTTATTTTTTGTTCAATTTGTTGTTTTCTCTTTTGAGGAGTTGACATCTCTTACTAGTTGTTTCGTTTTAATTTGTTAAGATGAACACATCAGACAGCCCTCACCTTGAGCCTCATCGTACTCCTTGGCTAGCTTCTCTAGAAGAGCGGCACGCTGCTCCTTTGCACTACTAATAGGGGCGCTCAGCTTCTCATCATCCGAATCATCATCCGAGTCCGACTCATAGGAGTCATGGTCATCCTCGTGTACAGTGTTCGTGTTTCCACCATTCTGGACCGCCGAGAGAAGGCGCGGGTCAATCGTGAACTTCTGCGCGGCAACAGGCGCCTTCGTCCTCAGGTAGTAACAGCCCGTCTTCAGCCCACACTTCCAGGCATAGAAGTGCATGCTCGTAAGCTTGCTGTACGTCGGATCCGCCACGAACAGATTCAGACTCTGGCTCTGGCAGATGAATGCGCCGCGAGCAGCTGCCATGTCAATGAGCGTCCGCTGTTTGAGTTCCCATGATGTCTTGTACACAAGCTGTAGATCCTCAGGAATTACAGAGATGCCCTGAACACTGCCATTGCGCGCAACAATCTCCTGCTTGAGCTGCTCGCTCCAGAGTCCAAGCTTCATGAGATCCTTCATGAGATACTTATTGATGATGATGAACTCACCAGCCAGCGTACGACGAGTGTACAAATTGCTCGTGAACGGCTCAAAGCACTCGTTGTAGCCGAGGATCTGGCTCGTGGACGCAGTCGGCATTGGCGCAATCAGCAGCGAGTTGCGCAGACCCTTCGCGGCACGCGTCCTCAAGGCAGCCCAGTCAAGGCTACCGTCAAGCTCCGTGATCGGCTTGACACCCCACAGATCGGGTTGTAGGAGTCCCTTGCTCGCAGGTGATCCCGCGAACGAGGAATAGGGACCCTGCTCATCCGCGAGCTCACAGCTCGCCTCAATCGCCGCATAGTACATGTGCTCAAAGATGAGCTGATTTAACCTTAGAGCAGCTTCAGATTCCCACGGAAGACTATTAAGCGCAAAGACGTCCGCCAGACCTGTGACACCAAGACCAACGGGGCGGTGGCGCATATTACTGCGCTCCGTCTCGGGCGTCGGATAGAAGTTAATGTCAATCACACGATTTAGGTTGCGGATCGCAGTCTTCGTTGCCTTGCGCATGCTCTCAAAGTTAAAGGCACCATTGTCACCAGCGCAGAACGACGGCAGAGCCAGTGATGCCAAGTTACAGACAGCTGTCTCCTCCGCTGAGGAATACTCCAGGATCTCTGTACAAAGATTGCTCGACTTGATTGTCCCCACATTCTGCTGGTTTGACTTCTTGTTCGCAGCATCCTTGTACACGAGGTAGGGCGTGCCTGTCTCCATCTGCGTATCGAGCACCTGGAACCACAGCTTCTGCGCCTTCACGACCTTGCGCGCGCGCCCTTCCCGCTCATAGCGCTCATAGAGCGCAGTGAACTCCTCGCCCCAAACATCGGCAAGCCCAGGCGCCTCATCAGGGCAGAAGAGCGACCACTCGCCGTCCGCCTCCACGCGCTGCATGAAGAGATCGGGAATCCAGAGTGAATAGAAGAGGTCACGCGCCCGCTCCTCCTCAACACCCGTGTTCAGCTTCAGCTTGAGGAAATCCTCTACATCTGCGTGCCAAGGCTCCAGGTAAATGGCGAAAGAGCCGTTGCGACGACCACCACCCTGGTCCACATAGCGCGCCGTGTTATTAAAGACACGCAGCATGGGTACAAGACCATTGCTCAGACCATTCGTGCCACGGATAAGAGAACCGCGTGCGCGAATATTGTGCGCGTGGAGACCAATTCCACCCGCGTACTTGCTGATGATGGCACAGTCAGCGAGGGTCTTGTAGATGCCGGAGATACTGTCATCTTTCATCGCAAGGAGGAAGCACGACGACAGCTGCTGGCGCGGTGTCCCCGCATTGAATAGTGTCGGAGTTGCGTGCGTGAGGAACTTCTGTGACAGAAGATCGTACGTCTCAAAGGCACGCTCCAAGCTAATGCCGCCCCAGAGAGCTAGCGACACGCGCATCCACATATGCTGCGGTCTCTCAACAGGCTTCATCTGTGCGTCGCGCAGCAGATAAGACTTCTCCAGAGTCTTGAATCCGAAGTAATCGAACATGTAGTCGCGATCATACTTGATGTAGGCATCTATGCGCTCACCGTGCTCAGCGACAATCTTTACAAGATCCTCATGAATATAGCTAATATTCTCATTTGTCTGCGGCTTCACCTGTGTGGACAGCAGCTTGACAACTTCAGAGAAATGCGTTAGAGTATTCTTGTGGTGGTTGCTGATGGCAATACGCGAGGCAAGCATTGCGTAGTCGGGGTGAAGAGTGCTGAGACTCGCAGAGAGCTGTGCCGTGAGCTCGTCAAGTTCACTCGTCTTTACACCATCAACAATTTGCGCAAGCACCTGCTGCGCAAGGGCATCGGGATTTACCTGTAGACCACGTGCCGCCTTGCGCACACGACCGAGCACCTTATCAAATGCCACGGGTTGAGAAATACCATTCCTCTTTACGACTTGCATACTAAAAGGCATTTTGAGAATATCTGGTTTGAAAACCCTCAGTATAAAAAAGCGGCTCAATTTTCATTAGGTCATTCTATGACTTAATGGCAGTAGCCATATGTGTACTTACGTCAAGATAAACGAATCGTTTTTAAGGTTTCTTTACACCAGTTGGCAACTTGTGTTTGGCTTACAAATACTTGATAAGCGCTGTAGGCAACAGGATTCAACCAAATAAGTGGTGTGTGATGCCAGTAACCGTTTGGTATGGCGTAGCCGAGGGCAGCGCCAAACACAATGGAACGAATTGTTACACCGTTTGTTTGTATATATTGTGTAAGATGTTGTGTGATAGCTGGATACTGAGACATTCTATTACTAGCTATCTAAAAATTGGCTCCCATAAGCGCATGTGAACAACCATCAAAAATAGAAATAAAAAAGAAACACGTCTTAGCTCTGACGATTCGGGGCTGGAAGTAAATATTTACACATGAACAATATAGGCAGGAACTGTTCGTTTTCCTTCTAAATATGTTGCAACAAGACGATGTGCACCGTCCAATAAAATATAGTTCCCTTTTTGCTTGGCAATCCAGACTGGTTCCACTTCACCTTCGTCGCGAATCTGTTTTCTGTGATATTTGACTGATGTGAGATCATTGTGTCCACGCGGTCTATCATGAGCAGGATAGGGATTCTTTGAAAGACGATCGGGGTTGAAGTTGTCTAAGTTGCGCGCTGCCGATATGGTAAATCGCATAAACTCTGTATTTGACATATGAGCTGCAGTTGCCGCTTTTCTAGATGAAAAAAGTTTAAGTTTTAGACTTGTTTCAATCGAATCTTTTAGTGACTGTATGAAGTCCATCCTTACTTTATCTATCTATTTTGCATCAATGTCAGCCGCTTCTTTTCTTTCTTCTTCTAAATAAATAGCCTGCGCATAACCATGATCTGATACAACAACCGAACCCTGAAGTTTCCATACTTGATTTATATGATTTTCTACCATAATTTCTAATCGTTGGGATGCGCTTTTTGGTAGGGATTTATGAACATTAATATTGAAAGTCTCCAAAATACGATAATGTGTATATACCTTTGACATTTCCATACCTATTCTATCAATAAAATGATTTCAATTTTAGATTCGGGGCTGAAAGTGATCTCACTTCACTTCTTGTCCGATACCCGCTTGCTTCAGCAACTTTTTTTGCGTGAGGATGCGACTACTAATGCTCATCGTCTCCAGCTCCTGTAATAAAAGCTTGTACGCATACGGGATCTCAATCGCGCTGAAATTTGTCGTGTTCCCGCAGCCCTTACAGAGCCAGATGCCCTCCTTCGGGTTCGCGATGGCAATCAAGCCGCAATCGCGGCACGACCAGCACCTGAACAAGTCAGAGCACTCCATGAAGCGCTCCTTGGTGAATTCCGTGATGCCGTGCGCCGCGACGCAATCACGCTCCATCTCACCAAAACGGAGTCCACCTTCACGCGCCCGCCCCTCAGCCGGCTGCCGTGTGAGCATAACCAAAGGACCCGATGCGCGGCTATGGAGCTTATCCGCCGAGCAGTGCCTGAGCCGCTGGTAATAACAAGGACCAATGAAGATGCTCGTATTCATCTGACGTCCCGTGAAGCCATTGTACAAGACCTCATTGCCGTGCGGCTCCATATTGAGCTTGTCCCGCAGAAACGCCTCCAGGTTATCAAGTGTCACATTGTTGAACGGCGTGCCGTCGCCGAGCGCACCCACCTTACAGCCGACCTTGCTGAACAGCGTCTCCATCAGCTGCGCAATCGTCATGCGCGAAGGAATACAGTGCGGGTTAATAATAATATCGGGGATCAAGCCGTTCGCGGTCTGTGGCATATCCTCCGCATTCAGAATCATTCCGCACGTGCCCTTCTGTCCGTGACGCGAACTAAACTTGTCTCCAATCTCAGGAATGCGGTCCTGACGAACACGAATCTTTACGAATGAGTAGCCCTCGCCATTCCTGTTCTTGAAGATGCGATCTACATAGCCAAACTCGTTGTTGCGCATAGGACGCGACACATCGCGGTACTTCTTCGTGCCAGCAGGAATGACCATGCCCGTCGGAACACGGAGAGGTACAACCTTACCGATTAGGATATCCTCAGAGCCAACGAATGCGTTCTCAGGTACGAAGCCATCGGGTCCGAGCTTCCCATAATTCGCATTCTTTACATGCTTCGTGTACAGAGGATCAGGCTTGTCAAAGCGCTCCTCCTCACCACTGCTCTGGTTCTTGCGCTCCTCATCTTTGTACGTTCTGTAGAACACGGATCGGAAGAGACCGCGTTCAATGGAACCGCGGTTAATCATGATTGAATCCTCCTGATTGTAGCCCGTGTAGGTCATGATTGCTACAATAATGTTCTGTCCCGAGGGCATATCCTGTACACCATAGAACTTGCTCATGTAGGACGACACCATGGGAATCTGCGGATAACTCAAAAGGTGCGCCATGGCATCAAACCGCTCCTGGAAATTCAGTGCGTACATGCCCATCGCCTGCTTACCCATAGCACAGTTATGAACTGCAAAATTATCACCTGCAACAAAGCTGTGGTTCTCAGATTCTACAGTGATATCAGCAATGCGAACTTTCTCATGAGGAGTAATAGATTTAATGGGTACAAAGAGTGTCTGTCCTACGATTTTCGTAGAATTAATCCACTCTTCAATACGAAGCCCTCTAAGGTTAGGGCTTGATATTTTTCTACCATCCTTCAAACTGCGAAGTGTATCACGAATCTTCTCAATTGGCAGTGCGACTTCGTCGGCAATTTCACGGTTCGTCTTTCCCTCACCAAAGAGAGTATTAATTCTCTGAACAACTACTTTACGTGATTGAACAAGTTGATTCTTCTTCTTCAAGAACTCGACAACAAGAGCACTTGCCATTCGTTTATGAGAATCATATCTATATCCAATTGTATCAAATAGATTGATAAGATTATCATGCGTATCATTAAACTTATATCCAACAGACATCTTCCCTTCAATCATACGCGATTCTAGTAAATGAACATCTAGAGTAAATTCTTGTAGAAGAGTTACCATTTGTTTCATAAAGTGTGAAAGGGACTCATGATGTTCGGGCACAATCTGCTGTTGGGTAGCAGCACAAATATAGTTGTATCCCTTTTCTCCCATGTTATTCCAACGAATACGACAGCCATCGCCCCCCTGGAATCCAGATAAGAACTCTCTCTTTACAAGTTGCGATCCAGTCATAATCCAATTCGGTACTGGAAGACGATCTGATTCTACATAGTTACCAAGAGTAGGTCCAAGGCTAATAAGGAGAGATGCAAATGCGCCATTATGACAAATCTTGTATGTAGTATGTATTTTTTCGTGAAGTTCGCGAACAGACTTTGAAACACATACAGTTCCAAATCCAAGTTCAGCAACTTCATTTTCAAATGTAGTTGCGTCAACTTCATCTCCAAAGTTGGCTTGAAACTGAGGTGTCGGTCCACCGTGACTCTTATTGTAGATATTAATACAACCATCTGTCATTGTAAATCCGATCATTCGAGCGAGGATAGGAAGTTTCACTGAATCACTCATGAGAGGTAGAAGATCCGCCTTCTTCAGTTGGTCAATGTGATTCACAGCCAGTTTCTCAGAAAGTCCCTTCTCTAAGAGAAGAGTTTTCATTGAAGTTTCATCTAAAATCACTTTCCTATCACATTCTACACTCATACTCGATGGATGAATCTGAATGCCGATGCGATTTGATGAGATATCAAGTTCCTTAACCATCTTCCAACCAGAATCTGTCATGAACTGATGATCGTCCGTTGCGACAATCTTACGACCTGATTCAGTTTCTACAGTAAAGATTTTCTTATCAGTCTCCCTCACGTAGTGATTAATAATACGACTCGGTGACGGTAGTTGAGTTACAGGATCGAATGTAGTTACAATATCACCAATCTTTGCATCACGAACCGGGATCCTTCGCCCATCCCATAGAAGTAGGGGTTCCATTTCTTCTATACACTGGTACGAATTTCTGGGGCTCTGATTGTGGTCAGGGAACGGAATGTTACTCGCCAGTGTACCGAGGACGGTACAAGGATGGAGCTCACAGTGCGTATATGTCCTGTCCATGAGCGTCTTATCAGGCGTCATGGCAATGTAGGATGTCTCTGTCTCACCAGGATCAATGTACTCAATCAAGTGATTGCCCTTGGGACTCTCCCAGAGAATAATGCTCTCCCAGTTCTTGAGACCCATGATCTGCCGATACAAATTACCGGTCTTGTCCTCAAGAATCTCCCTCGCAGCAGGAGCGTAGTACAGGGGGCGCAGCATACGACCTGCCTCTGTGCTGATCCAGATCTCCTTGAGAGATCGCTTCCACACAATACAGGTGTGAATGTGAATCTGCGCACTCCGCTTCGCCGCCTGGAGCTTCGTGACGACTGCTGTTGTCTCCCCGTTAGGAATCATACCGAGCCACGCGCCATTTACAAAGAGACGTGTCTCAGAGAACTTTATTTCAGGACTGCACTCCTTGAGAGGGCGTAAGGCACCGAGCTGCTTTACGAAGTCCTTTACAATGCCAGGATTACTGTAAATACTGACGAGCGACGTGCTGCTCATGTTCTTCACTACACCTACACTGTGACCCTCTGGCGTCTCACTGGGGCAAATGAACCCCCACTGTGTATTGTGGAGCTTGCGCGGAGGAATTAGCTTACCCGTCTTCTCAATCGGTGTGCTAATACGGCGCAAGTGTGAGATGCCCGAAATGAAGTTTAGGCGGTTCATGACCTGCGAAACACCGATCTTGGTCGGTCCACCGATCTTCGCTGAGCCGAAATTGCCCGTGGCTAGACTTGTCTTGAGACCAATCTCTACAATGGTGCTCTTGATAACCTTGTTGATATTGCTGGGGTTCAGAATCTCATCGAAGTTGCCAGACGCCTTCCAGGATCCATTGTGGATCTCCTTGTTCAGGGATGCACGTATATCCTTCACCATCTTGGTGGCGAAGTAGCTGCGGAACAAGTTTGCGAGGAGAAAGCCAGGCAAATCTACACGCTTATTCGGATAACCGTCGCGGTCATCCTTCGGGATACGCCCGCATGATACCCAGAGAACCTTGCGAGTCATGTGCCCAAGGAAACACGCCTTTGCGTACATGCTTTCATCAGTGATGCCAACGTGAGGGAATAGCTCAATATTTAGGATATCTTGAATCCGCAGCGGCTTCTGCGACTTGGATGACCAGGACTGAATGTGCTGTGCGAGCCAATTCTGGGCGAGTTCCTGGTTGAAGATATCAGCCGCCTCACTGATGCTCTCAAAGATGATACTGTCAAATGCGCTGTCGCCTTCGGGACCGAGGATTAAGTTACAGATATCGTGATCAGACTCAATTCCAAGCGCACGAAAGAGAATCCAGAGAGGAATATCTGTCTTGATGCGCGGCATCGTCGCCTTCAGCAGGTGAATCTGCTGATTCTTCGGGTGATAGACCATCTTAACCGCATTGTTCTTCGGTACCTGATCATTGTCAGGACCAATGCTCTTGACCTCAATAACCTCAAGCTCCTTACCAGGATTACGGTTGTTGCGGAAGACGAAGGGGCGATTCTCACTCATTCGCTCCTGGCTGATGATGACGCGCTCACCACCCTGTACGATGAAATAGCCACCGAGATCATAGAAGCACTCGCCGAGCTGGGACGGGTGAATGTGCTTCTGGTCGTGGAGAAGACAGTACTTGCTGCCGACCATCACAGGAATCTTACCGAGGTGTACATTGGGGAAGACGCGCTTTCTCGTTGTGACCTCACCGCCCTTCGTATTGTCGATCATGCTCGTATTTACATGTACATCTACGAAGAGAGGCGCAGCATAGGTCAGATTGCGCATGCGCGCATCATTGGGCATCATGGGAAGAACAGCACCGTTATTCTCAAAGATGGTCGGCTTTCGCAGAGAGGGGTTCTGAAACTCAATTTGTACCTCATACTCACGCTTCACCGCGACAGCAGGAGCAACAGGTGAACCGATGATGACATCGCCTGAGTTCACAGGGTTCTGCATGAGCGCATTTGCCGCTGTTGTGGATAGACCTGTAGCAGAAGCGAGAGCTGAACGAGGACCGCTCAGAGGAGTTTCGGGACTCCCGCGAACAGTAATAGGATTTACCATGGTAACAATTTCAGGAATATCTACATCCATGAAATGGTTAAATGACTCGACCTGATGGCTGATTGTCTGTCGCCCATTAGATTGCTGGAAATAACTACTTAAAATGTGTCGATGCGAGGGAAACATTGCTTGTTCCTTTGAACTTTGCGAAATCCCATCAATTTTTAAATGCGCCATTCGCCCGAAGTCCTAAAATACTTTGTTCGTATTGTTTAGATTCATGTCTGCTGATCCAAATATCAAAAATTTTACACTGGTGGGTGGAAAATCAGAGCTGGATGCGCTTTCTAGCGGAGGAAAGAGAGCCAGCCGCAAACGTCAAAGTGGCGGTTCGGAGTCGGGTCCGTCAAATGTACCACCCGGTCCCTCGTACCAGATGACAGCGGCAAATTCCGCGGCGGCTAAGCAGGTTACACAGGTCATGCCACCAGTACAGGTGCCTCCTATTGCGCAAGCAACGGTTGGGGGCTACCAGAAGAATGTAAAGGTTGTTCTCACGCCGAAAAAGAAAACGAACAAGGTTGTTCTTGATGCGCCCAAGAAGAAGAAGGTCCCGATTACTCTGGCAACAACGCAGTCAAAGACGCGTAAGGTTGCGAAGAAGATTAGAATGAATATTTCAAACATGAGCAAACGCATGACGCGGGCAAATGAGATTCGCAAGGAGGCAAAGGCGCTCAATATAGAAAAAATAAAGGCAGCACTGAAGAGTTCAGGCTTGATTAAGGAATCTACAAAGGCTCCTGATGCGATTCTGCGATCAATGTATATTGATTTTCATTTGTTGAAAAACAAGGCGCTGTGAAACAAGGACTGTGAAACAAGGGCTGTGAAACAAGGGCTGTGAAACAAGGGCTGTGAAAATTGGAGCGACCCCTCCGCCTGTAAATTATAGGCAAAATGCAGATTTTCGTAAAAACGCTCACCGGTAGAAAGTTACTCTTTGAGTTTGAGCCCACAGATTCTCTTTCACTCCTTTTGGAAAAGGTTGTAGAAAGCGAAGGTATTGATGGAAGTCAAATACGAATGATTCATAGCGGTACACAAATAAATTTTACACAGACATTTGATAAGACTAAGATAAAGAGTGGAGACACGCTTTACCTTATCCTTGCGCTTCGCGGCGGGTAAGAAAATTGAGACTACCATACAAGAGAAGACAGATAATGGACCTTTTAGATTTTTTCAAACGCGTGGGTAAGGGTGACGAAACAACCCTGTTGACGCCATCCTTACCTTATGAACTGACAAACTATTTCTTCTTGAAAGGCTCAAAGGGCGATTGTAAGGATCCATCTCTCATGCAGTTTGATGGTGCGTCTGATCCGAATCCTGGACCATCCTGTGGCGCAGCCGTCGTGTACACGACTACCAGTAATACAAGTGATATTCTGGCAGAAGGCGGTTTATTTCTTCCGCTTGCCACGAACAATGTCGCAGAATACACAGGACTTATTTACGGCTTGGAACTTGCGAAGAAAAAGGGCTGCAGAGCTCTTCTTGTAGAGGGCGATTCCAATCTTGTTGTTATGCAAATGGCTAAAAGGTGGCAAATCAAAGACATGAGAATGCGAACTCTCTGGGAAAAGGCACAGGACCATCTTAAATCCTTTGACTTCGTTGCGATTCGCCATGTATATCGTGATTCAAATCAGAAGGCGGATGCCCTGTCAAAAGAAGGTCTAAGAAGAAGACTACATTTTGAGCGCGCTTAATATTTCTTACACAGTGCATCCTTAAAATCACGTAGAGCATCCCCCGCCTTAAAAGCATTGAACTCTATTTTGAAGGCTTTGTTAATCAGGCGTTGAACTGCCGCTGAATGTTTTCCAACGTGTCCTGAACGATCCTCTTTTATCATTGCTTCACTCGCCTTTCTTTGCGCAGCTACCATCTCTTCTCCCGTTTTGTCGGACTTCTCCTGAAGGGTCGCCAACTTCTTCTGTTCTGCTACTGTGAGTTTCGCGAGAACAGCTTTGGGTAACGGCTTATTGAGCTTCATCTATTAATGCCCCCCACAAATTTTCAGTCTTCACTATCTATCCTCTATTTGTAAAATAAAAGCCTAAACCCGCAACACTAAGTCACAGTAAGACAGATGACCATGTACCAAAAGTACATCAGCGAATGGAAAAAATACAAAAACATGTATGGCGACCAGACATGTTTTTTTATGCTTGTGGGAAAGTTCTTCGAACTGTATGATATACTGGACAAAGAAACACAAGAGGGTCAAACAAATATGAAACAAGCCGTGGAAATTCTCGGCATTCAACTCACGCTCAAAAAGGGCGATGGACCGAAAGGCGAGGACTGCTATTTCGCTGGAATCCCAGAAGTCTCTCTTCAGAAGTTCGCCACAATTCTTACACGAGAGAACTGGACAGTCGTCGTCGCTACACAGGAAAAGAATGATGGCGGTGCTGTAACAGGACGCCCTGTAACCCGAATCTTCTCGCCCGGTACACATATTGAATCGGCTGGATCTGAGCCGCCTTATCTGGCTGCCCTCTGGTTGGAAGAGGGTTCCTTGATACAGAGAGCCCCCCCGACCTTCGCCGCCACAATGCTGGATCTCACTACGGGCGCCCTCCAATCCTTTGAAGGCGCAAGCCGCGGATTCCCCGACTCCTGGACCGCAGATGAATTGGTAAACTTTTTCCAGATTTACAGACCGAAGGAACTTCTGGTTTTTTGGCGCGGAGACAAATTCGTTTGTCCAACCGAAAGTTTCTTGAGAAAAACTCTGGAACTTCCGCAAACTCTTCTCCACCGAAAGTTGGCAAACTCGGATGAACTCGGTCCTCTGGAAAATTCCACTGTTCGCGCAGAATGTCTCAAGGAGTTCTTTTCGGACCATGGGCTTGTCTCCATCCGGGAATTCCTCGGAGTCCAAAGCAATGAAAAAGTGGAACGGTGCCTCACGTCTCTTCTCTGTTTTGCCAAGGAGCACATTCCCTCCGCCGTAAAGAATCTGATCGGGCATTCAACCTGGACTCCTGGAGATGGCGTCTATCTCGGAAACCATTCCCTTGTACAACTCAACTATGTTTCAGCCGCCCAGGAAGAATCCGTGTTCAATCTGTTCCAGCGATCCATTACAGCCCTTGGTCGTCGCGCCACCCGCGCTCGTCTTCTACACCCTTCATCTAATCCAAAGCGGATTGAGCAGAAGCTGAAGGAGGTGGACTATTTTTACCAACTTGACTCTGAACTTCAAAAGTCTATAGAAACACAGTTGCGACTCATGTTCGATATTTCGCGCCTTCACAGAAACTGTATGATTTACACCTGTAGCGCCTCGGACATCTTAAACTTAAATCAATCCTATCAATGTATTTCACAACTCATTGACCTCGTTGACCAGGGACAGAGTCCCTTTAGTTTCCAGCCGTGGCTCGTGGAACTTGAGGAGTACCTGGCACTTTTCAATACGCTATTTGATGTTCAGAAGGCAGAGAGAAGTGTAAGAAGCGAGGAGGTCTCCTTTCTGAAGGATGAGGTAGCTCCAAAGACAAAAGAGTGTGAGGATAAACTCGCAGCCTGTTTGAAAGCCGCGAACGAAGTGATTGAGACTCTAAGACTCTGGGTTGGTCTTCCAGAGGAAGCTATACGTTTGGAGGGGCGCGATCAACAGTATTTACAGGTGACTGTGACAAAGACCACTGCAAATCTGATCAAGAAGAAACTTGCAACCTCCGAGAATATCCATGGAATTCAAGTTCAGATTCGTGCCTCCAGTCGGTCACAGCTGGAATGTACACAATTAACGGAAATCACGAGAAACTACGAAAATCTTCTCAGTGAACTCAAGCGCACAGCTGAACAGGAACTCATCCCGTTGTGTAAACGCCTGACAATCCTGGGCGAAAGTATGTGGTCTACATTGGAAGATTGGGTTGGCAAGTTGGATTGCGCGTTAACCTTGTCAAAAGTCTCTAAACAGCGTGGCTATTGTCGCCCGTCAATTATACAGCGACAGGATAATTCAGGTTTCCAGGTAACAGGTCTTCGTCATCCTCTCTTGGAGTCAATCCAGACTCGCGTGGAATATGTAAAACATGACGTATCCCTGGGATTTCAAGATGCGGATGATCTTGGATGGCTCTTATATGGCATGAATGCCTCTGGTAAGTCGTCACTCATGAAGGCAATTGGTATTGCCACTCTCCTGGCACAGGCGGGCTGCTATGTTCCCGCAACGAGTTTCAAACTCGCCCCCTTCAAGTCTGTTCTGACGCGTATCTTGAATCAGGACAATCTGTGGGCGGGTCTTTCGTCATTCGCAGTGGAAATGTCTGAACTGCGTGATATCTTTGCCAAAGCTGACCCGTTCAGCTTAGTACTGGGTGATGAACTCTGTAGTGGAACGGAGAGTGTAAGTGCCACGAGCTTGGTCGCAGCAGGTATCCAATATCTTACACAGGCGAAGTCACGCTTTGTATTTGCCACACATTTACATGGTCTACATAAGTTGGCTGACTTTCCGAAGTTGGGTATCTGGCATTTACAGTGCCATTACGATATTGTAAATGATCGCCTCATCTATGATAGAACCTTACATAAGGGCGCAGGGACAACCCTCTATGGCATTGAAGTGGCGCGGGCGATGCACATTCCTGTTCCGATCGTGGAGGCTGCACTCGCCTTCAGGCGGAAGTTGGAGGGTGAAGTTTCGTATTCTGAGGCGACGCCGAGTCACTGGAATGCGTCCATTGTTGCGAAACGGTGTGAGAAGTGCGGTTCTCCAAAGGCAAAGGAGCTGGAAATCCATCACGTGAAGCATCGCGCTGATGCGGTCAATGGTCGCTTCGCAGACGGCAGCCACCAAAATGACCTGCGAAATCTGGCGGTTCTTTGTGAGAAGTGCCACGATGATTTACATGCGGGTCTATTTGAGGTTGGACCGGTTCAACAGACAAGTGATGGTGAGGCGCGATCCTTCACGACGACAACAACAAAAACTAAAACGGCAGCAGAGAAAGATGAAAAACGACCAATGATTGAAAAGTATCTACGGGAACATCCGAACATACCTTTAAAGAGAATTGTACATGCGATTCAGATTAATGAAAATATGGTTGTTAGTGAATCCATGGTGCGCGCCGTCAGAAAGCAGGTGGAGAATGCTTAGAAAACTGGGGCGGCGACAGCAGCAGCGACAGCAGCAGCGACAGCGGCGGCGACAGGCTGAGGTGCCGAAGGTGAGGGCGCAGCGACAGGCTGAGGGGCTACCGCCGCCGAAGGCGCAGCAACAGGCTGTACATACATAACCGGACCAACAGGACCAGCGGGACCAGGAGGACCAGCAGGTCCAGCAGGACCCGGAGGACCAGCGGGTCCAGGCGGACCCTGGACAGGAGTCAATGTGGGTGCCGTCATCGGACGAAAAAATTTCATTGCCGCCATATCCTTCTTCAAACTCTCAATCTCCGCCTTTAACGCCACAAGTTCACGCCGAACAGGATTTCCATTCTGGTAATTCAGACCACTCAAGTTCAATACAGATGACATCTTCTGGTATTTGTAATGAACTTCAATCTACAGTTTGGACGCACGGTTCGAGCCAATGGTTCATATCCGGATACTTCTTTTGTAAATGGTGAATCCAGCTCTCACCTGCCTCAAGATTTAGGCAATACTCACCATGACCGGACTGTCTATCGGGCATTGTCCACGCAATACGATACAGCATTTTACTACAAAAACAATCTGGGTCAATGAAATCAATTTTATACCGTTCAAATGAAAATTTGATTCCTAAAGCAATTTTACAGCTACCTATAGAATGATCACAGTAGTCCTTTGTATGAATTGTGGCAAAATCCTAGCAGATAAGTGGAGGTACTACCAAAAGCGTTTGAGAGAGCTGAAGGGAGAGACAGCGGAAGTTCCCTTCTACATGGACGGTGTGACTCTACCCGACACCCCTGAAGGTCGTGTTCTTGATGAACTTGGATTGAAGAGGATCTGTTGTCGTAAGCACTTTCTGACACAGAAGGATCTCATGGATAAAATCTAAGAAAAGAGTAAATGGAGTTTTTCCTACCGTCAATCCTAGTTTTACTGGTCGCCGCCGCGATCGTCTTTTTTGTGATACCTCGTTTTGGACCGCTCGTATTGGCGGTGGTATCTCTTGTTTTACTGGGCATTGGTATCTACAATCATTACAGTATGTTTCAAAATGAGTACAGACTCAGTACCTGGCAACTTGGTGCTGTTGCCTATGCTCCTTATATCTTGATTGGAGCTGTTATTTTGATGATTATACTGTACTTGACTTATTTATTACCTTCCGGATCTTCTGCTAATACCTCTGGAACTAACAATGCGAACGTAAAAGCCAACGCAAATGTCAAGCCAAACACAATCAATCTCCCCCCTCCCGAAACAGCCACAAATGTAATTACGGAAGGTGCGAATAATGCTATACGGGCGGCGGCGAAAATGGCGAATGTCAAGGTAAATACCACAAATCAACCGAATAATCCCGCCAATCTCGGGCTCTTCGGTAACCTAAATAACAATAACAATAACAATAACAATTTTAACAACAATCCTCGTCCTCCTGCTAACAGAAATCCGTATTCACCCCCTTTCTTATAAATGATTCTCCCTTATAACTAGATGAAGAAGAGTACAACACTCAAGCATAAAAAGGGCGTTCAAACGATTCCCCAACTCAGGAAATCGTTTGACCACATCGAACAATTTACAAAATGGCTGGTCCACAGTGAAAAAGACAAGAAGCAGCAGGTTGCCGCTTTTCAAAAAGAGTGGAAGAAGGTCTTCTACCATGACGTGGATGCCGCCGCCGCGCAGAGTCTGATTGATCACCATGCAAAGCAAAAGCAGCCTACGAGAAAGAACAAAAAGCAGGCTGGTGGTGCTGGCGCTCCTCTTGCGGGTGCGCCACTGGATTTCCAGACACGTCCCGGAACTTACCAGACTCCCTATGGCAACTTCCTTGAATACATCGGCGATGGTTTCACCTTCTACAATAAAATCAATCAGGATTCATTTTTCCCCACGCAGTGTGGAAAGGAGAATAGTACACCTGTAGTCTACGAATCCACGGGTTCAAACAAGGTAGGTGGCGCTAGACGCAGTAAGCGCAATAGAAAGCAGCGCGGCGGCTTCCCTACTCTCTCTGAGTTTGCCCAGGCTTTATCTTTCGGACCGCTTTCTCCCACAGTTCCCACCTCAGCGGCATACGATGCGCAATCTGCCATAAAAGCGCAGCTCCCTCCTGCCTCTCCCACAGCGAATACAGCTACACCGCCTTATGTATCCGCATCGCCGCAAGCCGTCTCCTATCCTTCATACGCAATCAATCGTCAACTCACGTCAGAAATCGCAGGTTCAAATGCGTAGTCACCCGGTTGCTATGGCAAGGGCGTAGAAATCATACTCTGAAGAAACCTCAATAGACAATAGGGTTCTTCCGAGCATGCAGCAAAAAAATTCAGATACCGATCTTGCTCGCGAAATTCTTACATCCTACTTCAAAACGCAACCTTATCCTTTTACTCGTCACCATATTGATTCATTTGACCAGTTCATGAGTGAGGATCTACCGAATATTATACAGGCATCAAACCCAATTCTTATTCTAAAAGATCTGATTCCATCGAAGAATCAGTATAAGTACAAAGTAGAAATTTTTGTTGGTGGAGAGTCAGGCACAGGAATCTACATTGGTTCGCCCACGGTCAGTCTCCAGGACACCGAAGAAGTGCGTTTGCTCTTTCCAAATGAGGCGCGCCTCCGCAATCTCACCTATTCATCCGTTGTTCTTGCCGATATTTATATCCGTGTCACTGTGCTTGTTGCTGGAGATAAGGGCATCCTTGAACCGCGCATTTTTGAGGTGAACCTGGTAAAAACAGCGGAAGCCGACGATCGCATCCCGCTTTTCCGTATGCCGATCATGTTACAGAGTCGTTATTGTGTACTACACAGCAAACCCGCAGACTTCTTGAGAGAGGCAGGTGAGTGCGAATACGATTATGGCGGATATTTTCTTGTAGAAGGCTCAGAGAAGGTACTGGTTACACGTCAGGAGCAGGCGTTCAATACGCTCTATATTACACAGCAAGAAAGAGATCCGCAGCTCAGCACCTATGCGTCAATTACATGTCTGTCACCGAAAACAAGACAGGTGAAGCGTATTGTATTTACAACAGATCGCGCCACCGAGACGATCCAGGTCATTCTACCGATGGTGAGAAAGCCGATCCCGGTCTTCATTGTGTTCAGAGCACTTGGAATTCAATCAGATCGTGACATTGTGCGCCAGATTTTCCCCGACGCGGAATCAGCCGAGGCGAAACTGTTGGAGGACCGTCTCTTACCGAGTATTGCCGAGGCGCTCCCCTTTGTAGATACGTATTCAGCTATTCAGTACATGAAGCTGATGACGAAGAGATCAAGCGATGCCCATGGTCTCAGTGAGGCGCGTGTTCTTGATGTAATCCACAATCAGCTTTTTATCCACATTGATGATACTCCTGGAACGCGCGCGGCGTTCCTTGGCGATTGTGTGCGGAAGATTTTGCGCGTAAATGCAGGTATTGATCAGTCCACTAACAGAGACGATATTCGCAACCAGCGCTGCCTGACGAGCGGTTTCTTGATCCAGATGTTATTCCAGGGAATCTACAAGAACTGGACAAAGGCGGCGGCACGTGCCATAGACGAGGAGTACAACTACCAGACAAGTATCTACAACAACGAGAATTTCGTCAATATTTTTCTACCTGGCAACCGCCTTCGCATTTTCAAGGTCGGTTTTATCACAGAGGGCATCTTGCGCGGATTCAAAGGCAAGTGGTCCGCAGGCAGCGAGGAGAAGCCTGGTGTCATTCAGGCGCTGTCACGCCTCTCCTATCACGATTTCCTCTCGCATTGCCGCCGCCTTGTTCTTGAATTTGATACCTCTATGAAGCTCGCTGGACCGCGTCGGCTGAATCCGAGTCAATATGGATATTTTTGTACATCGGAGACGCCGACGGGCGCGAGTATCGGTGTCACGAAGAATCTCAGTATGATGACGGCAATTAGCACAGCGACGGCGCCAACGGGCATTTCTAAGTGGCTCTTTGACAAGGCAGGTGTCATACCATGCGAATATATTACAGAGGATATTCTTCGGATCAGTGTACCTGTCTTCATTAATGGTGGTATCCTTGGCTACACACTCCAGCCGATGGATCTCACTAAGACTTTGCGTCTTTTCAAGCGCACAGGCTGCCTCCCCTCCTCTGCGAGCATTGGATTTAATATCCAGGAACGCCAGGTCTTCTTGTATTTGGACGAAGGGCGACCGATGCGCCCACTCATTTATTTACAGGAGCCACGTGTGTTCCCCGCCGAGAAGTTAAGAAAGCTTAAGAGGTGGCGTGATCTGGTGATGGGAACACTCGCCGAGACAAATGGCAGAGAGTTGTCATCGTCGGGTTTCTTTGATCCATTTTCAAAGAGAGAAGTAGCCGCCTCACTCAAGGACTATATTGATTACCTGACGCCATTTCAGGGATCCATTGAGTACATTGATCCATATGAGCACAACTTGATCTACATTGCGAACTATCCGAGCTATATCAATCCTGAGACATCCCATGTAGAGATTCACCCATCGACCATTCTCGGTCTGATGACCTCCATGATTCCGTTTGCGAATCACAACCAGTCTCCGCGTAACCAGCTGAGTTGCAGTCAGAGCAAACAGGGTCTCTCACTCTATTCTACAAAGTACACGTCGCGGTTTGACAATCAGGTCCATGTTCTCTGCTATGGCGAAGCGCCCATTTGTAGAACACTATACTACGATTATGTGGCAGATGGCAACATTGGCTATGGACACAACTTGATTCTGGCAATTGGGTCTTACACGGGATACAACCAGGACGACGGCATTGTCATGAATCACGACGCATTCCAGCGTGGTCTCTTCCGCAACATGTCCTTCAGATCCTACGAGACCTATGAGGAGGACGATGAGAAGGCAAAGACAAGAACGCGCATTGCGAATCCTGAGAAGGTGCCTGGATGGACGAATATCGCGGCTGGACTGAATTACAGAAAGCTGGATGACCGCGGCATTGTGAAGAAGGGTGAATATGTAGATCAGAATACTGTGATTGTTGGTCGCTATATCCAAAGTGAATCGGGTGCGATGAGAGACGCGAGTCTTACACCGCAAGTCTGGACATCAGGTCGTGTAGACGAGGTGGTTGTTCTTGTAAACAATATGGGCTTGCGCCTCATCAAGATACGTATTGTACAGGATCGTATACCTGCGCTGGGTGACAAGTTCTCAAATCGTCATGGACAGAAGGGTACAATTGGCATGATGATCCGTGGTCACGATATGCCGAGAACAAAGGATGGCTTGGTGCCCGATATGATCATGAATCCTCACGCGATTCCGAGTCGTATGACGGTTGCGCAGCTCTTAGAGACAATCTTTGGAAAGGCGGCGGCAATCAGCGGTGCGATTTCAAATGGCACGTCCTTCATGAACGAAGGAAATCCGACAGACTTTGTGGAGTCTATTTTGGAGAAGAGTGGGTTTGAAAAGTATGGTAATGAACTGCTGTACGATGGCACGACAGGTGTACAAATACCGAGCGCGATCTTTATCGGAACGTGTTACACCATGAGGCTGAAGCACATGACAGAAGATAAGTGGAACGCGCGCGGAGCAGGTAGGAGAGAGCAGCGGACACACCAGCCGACGGGTGGTCGTGGCAATGAGGGTGGTCTGCGTATTGGCGAGATGGAATGCTGGGCTTTACAAGCCCATGGTGTTTCAGGATTCTTCCAGGAGTCGCTGATGAAGAGAAGTGATGGATCTGAATTGGTCTTGTGTAACAGTTGCGGAACGGTGCCGATCTACAATGAGTCTACTAAGCTCTATGTGTGCTCCATGTGCGACGGTCCTCTACGCTATGCGGGTGATAGTGTAAAGAATTTGGAGCTTTTACCGCCTATAACGAAAAGTTCGGCGTCGTTTAGCAAGGTGGAGATGCCTTATGCGACGTACCTGTTGAACCAGGAACTTAATACGTATATGAATATGGGCATGCGGATCTTGACAACGAGGGATTTGGAGCGACTGCGGAAGCCTGAGGTGAAGGATTTGATGGATCCGTCACTGATCCAGATTGCGAACAAGGAGTTACAGACCCTTGTTCTGCCTGATACAGTTGTGCCCGAGATGATTACGCCACCTCAGGCTGTGGAAGCTACACCTGAGGATTTGAGACAGTTGGGTGTTGCGCAACCAGAAGCTGAAGCCCCTCCTCCTCAAGGGCAAGAGCAACAACAACAAGAGCAAATGCAAGGCATGCCTGTGAATGTTGTTCTTCAGAATACAATGCAGCCGCAAATGCAAATGCAGCCGCAACAACAAGCTTTCAATTATAGAGTAGTCGGCGAGGCGCAACCTTCCTCCTCGATTGAGGCAGATGATCTATCTGCCTTTCCTTTACAAATGCAGCAGCCACAAATGCAACAGCCCGCAGTTAACATCAATATACAGTCGCAGCAACCGCAACAAATGCAAACAAATGCTGTACTTGTACCGTCAGCTATTCCTGGTGCGCCCCCGACACTTGTCGTGGATACAAGCCCTCCCGCGATGCAGGCAACGGGACTACCTCCTTTACCCATGCAGCAGCCAAGACCAGCAAACTCAAACAGAAGAACACCCCCTAGATCTCCTTCGCAACCACAGGCTAACGGACCTTCTGTCGCCGCGTCAACTGTCCCCCCTGCAACGAAAGTAAACGTAATCAAACAAGGATAAAAAATAAAATTTGATTTAAAAAAACAATTCTTTCCAATCATAGAGAGATGAACGTACCTGCCATTGATCACATTCTTCGCAGTCGCAAGACACTATTGAATATTCTTGCGAGTCGCGGATACAACGTTACATCCTATATGAATTTTGGATATGAGGAGATTGAAGCCATGCTTGTTGGAGGTGAGGAAGCCTTGCGCATGGATTTTGAGCGCGCAGCTGAGACTACGGATACAGGCATCACGAAGTGTACTGTTCGTTACTCGCTCACGAAGTTGAAGCAGAAGATTGGTGGCTATCTTACTACAAATCTTCAAGCGATTCCAATGGAACAGCGCGCAGGTAAAGAAGATTCATACGAGAATACCATTGATCCTGCAACAACTGAAGCCGTTGTCATGCTTGTAGACGATGCGCATCCCCTCGCAGATGTCTTTACAGCAGCATCTCTGAATCAGTGGAACAACAACAAGTTCCGCCTCTCCTTCTTCCTTGTTGACCAGCTGGTAAACAATCCCGCAGAGCATGTTCTTGTACCCAAGCATGAGCGTGTTCCTGCTGCGGATCACGCAGAACTGCTCAAGCAGATGTATGCGAAGAAAGCACAATTTCCGCTCATCGTCTTCCATCAGGATATCCAGGCACGCATCCTTGGTCTAGTGCCTGGAGATATTGTAAAGATTACGCGCCCGAGTCCTTCGGCTGGTTATTATGTAGAATATAGAGTTTGTGCGCCTTAAGAAGATGAGAGCACAGACTCAACCGATACCAGTACCGCAAGGCTGTGATGTACTACGAGTAAACTATGTAGATACAAACAAATACAGAGATTTTAAAACTCAGATACAAAGGCGCACAGATGATCTAGGTGCTTATGTAACCAATAGCCTGGAAGCTGATTTACAAACGGCGGCGCGAAATGCCGACCCCCAGGTCATGTACCAGAATCTTGTGAAATATGTCCGCCTTGAAAAATCAGGTTCTGGCTATCTATACGCTCAGCAGATACAAGTTTTTGATGAGAAAGGCAATAGCATCGCGTTGACCGGAACCGCCACGTCATCTAGCGTCTACTCGACGTATTATAGTCCTACCAATGCCTTATCAGGACAGGGCTATTTTTACACGCAGTATGATCCGACAGGCTCAACTGCGAAATGGTGGCAGGTTGAACTCCAGATGCCGTCGCGTGTCTCTAAAATCGTCGTTTCCTATGTTCCCTCTGACAATGTAAAACTTGTTCTACAGAATGGTGATAAGACACTTATCATGGAGTTTACTATCTCTCAGCCGAACCAGGAATTCACGGTTGCTCTCACACAAACGACGAATGATGTTATCGGACAAAAGATGAATGATCTTAAGAATCTGGAGACCGATGTTCAAGGCGTCCTCAAGTGTCTCCAAGAAGAGATTGTACAGAGAGAAAACATATCCTCTGATATTTATGATCTTCAACAAAGGGCAAAGGAGAAAAAGGAACAAGTGGTAACAAAGGACATTAATGTTCGTTCTTCGAAGGAACGCGCAGCTCTTTTACGTGATCCTTATGCTGAGACAACAGTATGGGAGAGTTGGTTTCCCCTTGGTCGCCCCCTAGAGAAATCAAGTGTTCCGGTTCTGTGGACTATGGCTCTGATTTTCTTAGTTGTTTCACTGGGTCTCTTTTTGTATATGGCAGGATTTCAGCTTGAGGTTGAAATTATAAAGAAGGCATCTGAGGGTGTTACCAATATGTTTAATAAGCCACGCAATGCCGCGCCAGCAGTACCAATTCCAGCGCCTATAGCCCCAGCCAAATGAAGTAAATATTCGGAGTCTGATATAGAATGAGCTTTTGTAGCACGACAGAAAATATTACATCAGATGCTCAAATGAATCTTGGATACCCGCCCAATAAATCAATCATGCCCGCTTCAGGCTCACTGGGTATAGATGCGCGTGATCCTACGACAGGACGTATATTACCTCCGAAAATGCAGACCATCTATGATGCGCTTGTAGCATCAGGGCGGCTCGTTTCAGGCTCCCAATTTAAGACACAGCTTGACACGATTAAGAGCAAGCAGGATGATAAGTCAAAGGCGAAGGGGCGTGACCAGGTACAGAAACTCTTGGATGATCTTCCGAATAAGGAACTACAGACCATGCGGGACCTGAAGGAAGAGTACTGCTTTACCTTCGTAAGATACAGTTATGCCCTTAACCAGATGTTTACACAGTTGACAGGGGCTTCTACGGCTTCCTCCCTGCCGGCTGATAAGCAGGCTACGATACAAATGTATCTGGCAAAGTCAAAGGAATTTAACATAAAGCTGAATGATCTTATCCAAATTTCAAACTATATTGCCTCAAAGCGTGCGTCCGATGCGTCAGAGCAGAGTGACAAGGTGAATGCGCTCAACACGGAGATATCATCTACCTTTGATGTTCTGAAGCAGCACCAGCAGATTCTCTCAAGTGAAAACGCCACGGCAGATCTTCGTAAGAGAATGGTTGAATTCTCTGAGGAAAAGAACAGGTCGGCAAACAATCTCTTACAACTATACGGCGCATTGAATATTGTCGCCATTGGTTTATTGCTTTACATTTATCGTTCCTAAAGATAGGAGAAAGAAATGGGAAACACTCAAAGTTTAACAGATGCGACAAGAAACGCCCAGGACGCACAGTATACGTCGGCGCTTCAGTCAATGACCCCATCGCAGAGACAGGCGTACTTTGATACACAGAAGACGCAGCTGATTAACAAGCTGCTTGATGAACGTGAGTCAACGTTTCAGAAGACTTATACAGATATGGTAAAAAATACGAATGTTCAGCACTCTCTTTTGTATTACATGTCGCGAAACTCCGATTTGAACGATGTAGGCAGTTACATAAAAAATCAGAACCAGAATGTAATCAATACGGCTACGTATAATAAGAGTTTAGCAGAAAGACAAAATCAGGTAAATGAGTGGGCTTACAACAATAAGTTAGATACTCTCTTTGTGTTTCAACTTATTTTCATTTCACTCTGCGTCACGGCGTTCCTTGCCTTCCTACAGCGCTTAGGATACTTCTCCAACGCATTTTTCGGTATTATTGTTGGCATTTTGCTCTTTGTTATCGCTGTCACAATTGCGAACAGGGCAAATTATACGAATAAAGTACGAGACAGAAATTACTGGAATCGTGCCTATTTTGGGCACTATGATGTGAGTGGCGCAACTCCCGATATCTGCCCACCAGAGTCGTCAGATATAAGTGGAAACAATTCTTTCTAGTAAGTTAGAAGTTATGGCGTACATCAATATTGATGATGTAAAATTCAGAAAGTCACAGCTTGATGATAATTTGGTAACTCTTGATCAACTTGTGACAACCTTTCAACAGAAAACGAGGGCTACGGATGAACTACAGAAGACGAAGCGGCATGCGGAAGATGCGCTGGGTGAGCTGGAGACGAAGGGGAAAGATGCGGATAGTGCGGCTGAAACATATGATCGCGAATTTCTTGATCGCAAGGATGCGATGGGTGATACATTCAAGACGAAGCGTAATCCGACCATTCAGGATTTTACATTCTCTTTTTTCTGGGTCTCTTTCCTGCTTTTTTCAATCGCAATGTTACTCGTTACCTATTTTAGCTCACAGTCTCTGAAACAGACTGGATATATGGCACTTTTCTTATCTCTTGTGGCTTTCTTCATTTTTGGAATGGTTTTACGGTATGCTTAGTAGAAACAAAATGAGTGCGTCTATTTCTTCAAAGAATTCTGTGAAGGCGCCTGTTGTTATAACTGCGCCTACTGCGACAGCGCCTACTGCGACAGCGCCTACTGTGACAGCGCCTACTGCGACAGCGCCTGTAGCAGAACCTGTACCCGCACCTGTCGTTGTTGTACAACCCCCATCAATCTCGTCAGAAATCCAATCGATTTTTGAGAAAAATAAGTTGAGTGACCTGAAGGAATTTGTAGGGCGGCGCAAGTGCCTCAATGAGTTCAATATGGCGCTCATGTATCTGTTTCATATTGTACAGTCGGCTGGAATTCTTACGACAACCATCGCGGCTGGATATGATATGAAGGATCTCGTTTGGATCGGCGTCGGTATCAATATTGTTGCGTCTCTCATTAATATCTTTGAGAAAACGAACGCTGGGATATCAAAGCGCTTACTGAAAGACATTGAAGCCATCCGCGATGGAACGTTCGTGGATGAATCGGATGTATACGAGCCATCGGCAGCCAAGGGAGATTCAAAGCCTCTCCTGGATGAAAAATCTCAGGAATAGTAGAAATGTCACACTTTGTTGGTAATGGTTCTGATTCTGGTATTTTCAACCGCTCAAGGCGGTCTTATATGTCTGTAGCTGCTTTCGACGGTGCCTTCTATACATACACGGTTGCAATGAACACGACAAACTTTGTAAACACGGGCACCCTGACAACGGTTTCAGGCGCGACGCCGACAACTTGCCCCAAGGGACGTGTTCTCCGTGAGAACGGAAAGAAGTTGTTTCCGGATGCCAATCCGGGTATCACAAGGTACATGGTTGGTGTGTATGATGCTATCACC